CCAGTTGATCCTTTTTTGCAACCACTTTTCCCAGCTCCGCAAGCAGCTTGACTTGCTCTTGCACTGCCTTTTCGTTGACTTCAGCACTCGCAACCGAAGCCAAGATCAGCAAGCAAACACACGCAATCCGCATTGCAAACCCTCCAGTTAGTGTACTACAGAACACACATGAACGGAATGTCATGATAAACCCGCTTTCCAAAGGAAGTCAAGCTTTTTTCCAGAATTCTTTCTCACTTAAAAGGCGAGGGTGTAATCACCCGAGACTATCTTAAAGGATGGCAGCTAATTCGATCTTCGTTGGAACTCCCATGCATGGGGGGCAATGCACTGGGGTATATGTTCAATCGCTTATTCAATTCATCGGATCAATGGAAGGACATGTTTCGATAGGATTCGTTCAGAATCAATCGGTGATAGCCACAGCTCGCAATACCCTGGTGTATACGTTCCTCAATACGCAATGTGACCACTTGCTTTTCGTCGATGGGGATATTCAGTTCCGGGCGGAAGATGTCAAGCGGATGATTGCCGAGAACCTTCCCATAGTCGTTGGCATTTGCCCTAAGAAGGAAATCAACTGGGATCAAGTGGCAACGGCAGCTCGGAAGAATGTTCCCGATGTACTTCTTAAAGAACACTCTGGAATGCTGAACATTTTCCCGGTTGATAAAGATGGAGTTATCGAGCTGAAGACCGATGCTCCTTTTGAAGTGATTGCTGGTGGCACTGGCTTGATGCTGATTCAAAGGCATGTGTTTGATGTGCTCCTCCCACACTGTCAGCAATACTTCGATCCACGGGAAAAGAACTGGTTGACCAGGTATTTCGAGAGTGCTGTTGATCCTGAAACAAACATGTTACTAAGTGAAGACTATGCATTCTGCCACTTGTGGCGAAGGTGGGGTGGAAAAGTTTATGCAGCACCTTACGTAGAGACTGGCCACTATGGAAGTTATCTTTTCCAGGGACATCTATGATTGATCCAGATAATTTTTTTGACTTCGCATGGTGAGCAATGATCATAATGGGGATTCTGTTTGTATCCTCAATCACAACTCTACTTTTCTTGCATTACGCTTTTGGTTGCTTCTAATGATCCTTTACCACAGCAAGGTTTAGCATTTGCAGGAACTGGAATCTTGACTTGAGCTGGAGAAGGTTGAATCACTCCATCCCACAATTTCTTATAACGTTCATCGCTGACATAGAGCCAGCAAATTCGACATCCTTCTATCGTCTCTTTATGTCTGCAAGGTTTCATTCTGTAATTGTAAACTCCACAAAGTTACCAAATCCATCCCCCACTATCCAGGTGTGTGACAAAGCCCCACAGCTATCGAACAATCCTGAATCATACAGCTCCCCAGAAGCACAAGGGCAAGTCGCAAAAGCACACTGCAAAACCTGTGCAGGGCAAGGATCAGTAGAGCAATCGCAAAATCCTTCAAAAAAGCAATTAAATGTAATGCAACTATATCCCGTCTCTGGATCAGCTCCGCAATCACGCAATACATCATCTGCCCTGTATATCGCTGATCCCACACCACCATAAACTAGAGGATATGTCTTGCCCAAGCATCCTGCCCACCTTCCTCCAGTTACATCCGTGATCGTAACTGTGAGGCTAGATGGAATGTTTTCGCATACATCACCCATTGCTGATGCTGAACTTGTAGAACTTGTAGAACTTGTAGAACTATGCGAACTAAAGGAACTAGAACTGCTTGAGCTGCTTGAGGAACTTGAACTTGAAGAACTAGAACTTGAACTACTGCTGCTAGAGGAACTGCTGCTAGAGGAACTGCTGCTAGAACAGTTGCAGCAATTAGGCAAGAAATAGGTAGAGGATGCTGAAGTTGTAGAGCTTGAGCAATTCGCTACATGTCCCCAAGTCTTATTCGTCGTAACCACTAGTTGGCAATTTGCCAGTGCCGAGATTGTGAAGTTTACATCTAGCAAAAACCATTCATGGCAAGTTGAGGAGCTGCTTGAACTTCTTGAGCTTGAGGAAGAAGAAGACGAACTAGAAGAACTTGAACTGGTGGAGCTGCTGCTTGTGCTTCCACAACAAGGGTGTTCCACCACATAAATGAGCTGCCCCGTTGTATCCTGATCGGTGGTGATTGCTACCAGTCTTCCGATATACCTTCTTCCTACTGTGAGGGTGTCATCCGAATAGGCGAAACATGTATCCTTGGTTTCATATGACAAGCTGGATTGAACGAAGTTTTGCCATGTAGCCGGCCACAGGTTGAAGCTGTCTTTTGCTCCCGTTACTTGAACGATTGCTGTATGGGCGTGTGTGGTTTCATTAACTTCCGGATTGAACTCTTTGCCGAATGGCTGCCGTTCTATCTCTTTGACAGCTCTCTTTATTCTGCGGACATCTTCTAAATCAGAAAACCCGTATATGTTCTGTGGCACTTAGTATTTACTAAAGGGAGAGCAACAATACTTGCACATTGCAGGGAGCTGTATTGGCTTTACCCTTGAAGGTACAACTAAGATCAGACTTAAAGAATGCAAAAGCTCCTGCCGTGAGTCTACAGAACGGAGTTGCTGTTCCGGCATCGTCTACAGCGATTTGCACGTAATTGGTTGCATCTAGATTGCGAAGGTAAAGGTATGATTGAGAAGATGCACTTACATCACCTATTGATAAAGTTTCATAGCTAGTGCCAATCACCCATGTAGCTGAGTAGGCAACGTTGCTCGAAACGTCATCGGTTAGTGAAATGCTCGGAACGTTTACATTCCAGTTTGATTTTGTAACATCTAAAGAAAACGTAGCTCTCAACTCACTTGACATGTAAGTATCTAGTGGGGGAGGGATGTATTCATCCGACACCTTTCACTAAGGCAGATGCAAACCTGCCCATGCTTTACGTGGGCATTTCTTGGCAATTAAGTATAGTGGTTGATCCCCCTGTGCTACTGGAAATGAGTCTTCATCTAACAATAAATTTTCGGTGATTGGCAAACCATTATTGAAGTCAGCTTTCCATTCCAATCCGAAAGCCAGGTAGCTCCGCCCTTTGTTCAGCATGGCATAATCCCAAAAGCACACCAGTTCCGCTCTAGCAGCTCCACCACCAAGATACTTAGCTTTCTGTATGAACTGCTTCTTCTTGAAATGGAATTCATAAGTCACAGTCCAAAAGTTCTTGTTGTGTTCTGATTCCTGGCTGGCACTGATCTTGAAGCACTTACCTTCTTCGGCAGGAATGCCGAAAAAGAAGTCGGAATTAACACTGAATACAAACTCTTCCTGTGTACGGGAATCATAGCTTAACTGGTTTTTCTTGATCCTAAGCACACCTATCGAGTCATCATACTGTGGCAGTGGATCGAAAGGTTTAGACATCGTATTCCGCACTGCATTACCATCCGAATCAAACTCCAGTGGTCTTTTTATATGGTCGGAATCGAAGCTGACGATGCAAGGTCTTTGCATAGGGTCAGGATCATCTTTCTTTTTCTTATCACCAGCTTCCTTAGACTTATCATCACCACTGCCATCTGAGTTGCTACGCTCTTCAGACTCGAATTCGGTGGTGTACTTAGCTGCAACGTTCCACACCTTCCAATCATCACCCTGGACTACCGAGAGATGTTTACACAAGCTTCCAGCATCAAAGCTAGTGCGTGTGGCATACATTTCATAAGGTCTAGGAATTGAAGGGTGTCGTTTGATTACGTTAGGATCATCTAGAACCGAGTCCACTATCACAACGAAGTGCCGAGTGTATTCCCTAAGCGATTTGGTGATGTCGCTCTCCGAATCTCTGCCATCCCACTTTTCATGTACCGATACAACTGCCATATAGTATTTACCGAGACTTAGCCTAATCTCCCATTGCGAAGGATTTGAATACTTCCAACCACACCTTTAGAGGATCAAGAGCTACCTTGACTTCTTTCAACCCTGCAACGGCATCTTTTACAAGATCGTTTATCTCGGTATTCCTATCCATCTCGGCAAAGTATTTGTTTATGTCCGATAGTGCTTCTTGAGTGCCAAACAAAGAAGAGCTTATCGCCTTGTCGGTGGGGTTATTCTTTAGCAACTGTTCGGCAGCTTGAGCTGCCCCCCGTTGAAAAACTTCTTGTGGTAAATGTTGTTTCTTCAGTTCATCGATTCTGTCTGTATAAAGCTGTTCCGGAGTGCGTAAAGATTGTATGGTGTGGTTTCTTTGCTCTTGAATATGGTCATTGACTTCTTCAATAGATTTTACAATATGCTCCCCGTTTTCCTGATTAATCTTGTCTAGCTTGTGCTGGTTTCGCCGATTTACAGCTCCCATGAAACTACTTAGCTGGTCTAGGTCTGGATTGAATCGTTTTATAAATTCATCCCTTTCCCGTTCATCATCGGGCAAAGCGTGTTCATCAATTTTCTTGATAGCATCTTTCACCTTAACAGCATCTTCACGCCTGACAATCCCTACAGCATTTTCCCAGATTGTCTCTATCCCCATTAAGACTCTTCTAATTTCATCGTCAATACGCTCAATCTCTTTGTCTGCGTCAATGTTCGTAGTTCCGCCAATTTTCTTTTGAAACTTATTTTTATCGACTTGCTCATCTCTTCTCTTGTTAAGCTCTGCCAATTCTTTTTGTGCATCTTCTTCAGCAGCATGGGGAAATAACTCCCTGAACTTTCGCTTCGCTTTGACCATCTGCCCTTCAGGGTCTTGGATGTCCATTTCCTCAAGATGAAGCTTTTCAAGAGCATGATTCAAAGGCATGCTCATCTTTTGCAACTCGATATTGGTTCTAGCTATTTGATCCTTCACGTCTTTGCCTGTGACCGCATTCCACATTTTTACAGCTTGATCCTCGATTCCTTTGGTAATACCAAGCATAGAATCGAGTTTGCTAAGTGCAAAACCTAAGACAGCTCCGCCAACAAGCCCACCAAGCACTCCACCAAGATCAACCCTTTCAAGCAATTTAAGCTCTTTGCCGAATGCTCTCACTTCTTTAGCTGTTGACTTTAGACTAGACCTTACACCCCCAGTGCTCTTCTCTGTTTTCTTTTTCAGGTCTTCTAAGCTTCCACCAGCTCGGTTCACATCTCTTGCGAAGTCTTCTGAAGTTGCCGAGAGCTTGACCGATACGTTGCCTATAGTAGCCATGTATTATTTAGGTTTGGTGTGTACCTTCCCACCAGATTGAAGTGTAAGGTTGATTAGTCTATTCTTTGTGTCGGCAGCAATCTCTTCATCTGTCTTAATGAGTCCAAGATATTGCATCCACTCGATAAGCTCTAGATAGCTAGTGTGTGCTTCTATTTCAGAAGGGAACTTACCAAGGGTTTCAGCTATACGGAAGATTAAGCATCGGTAGGCAGTGAGCTTACCTTTTTTTTTAGGTCAACTTCTCGAATGATATTAAGCTGGCAAACCGCTTCCCATAACTCATCAACAACCACACTTATAAAGCTTCCAATAATACCAACGTCTTCAGGTTTATAAAGCTTATTGCCATGTTCGTCACACAAAGCCTGAACGATTAACCTAGCTCGGAAATTGGTTTCTTTCTTATCGTTGGCTTCACTCCATTGCGAAACTTCTTCGGCTGCAAGAAATCTAACAAACACGTCCAAACCCCATGTTTCGATATGTACCTTTACAGGCTTTTCACGTACACGTTTTTCAGCTTGTTGAATGTCTTCTTTTGATAGTGGCATGTACTAACTTAGTATCACGCAACTGAGAATGTGAGCTGCCCAATGGGTTGAATCTCGGCATCAAACTTGATTTGCATATCAGTCTGAACCTTACCACCAAGCTTCGATAGTACACCCTGGCACTTCAAATAGCTACCATCCGTAAGGGTAAGTCTGTAATACTTGGTAACTGCAACCAGTGCAAACACCCCGTTAAAAGCTGATTCGTTATAGTTGCAAGAGAACTTGAAAGCAGTAGTGTCGAGCATTCCATAGATTCGCTCTCGGTAAGTACCACTGTCCAGATTAGTAACATCTGGCATGTGAACAGTCACTTCGGGAAAGTCGAATTCAATCACTTCCACAATGTCTGTATAGGTGGTGTTATCTGAACTGTAAGCTAACTTACTACCCTTGCCGATTAATGCACTGCTCATGTACTATTTAGCAGTGCGTAATGCAAAACTTTCAAGCCTATGGGGTAATGATAAAGTTTAGCCGTGGTAAGCGTTGACTTGCTTCTCTAGGTCAGTGGTGAAGATGTTTATGCAACTGACTCCCAAGCTTGAAGCTGCTTGAGTAACTGTGTGGTACGCTTTGCTCCGGAAAGTTCCGCTCTCGACCAGGTGGAAGTATTTGCTTGGCTTGCGAGTGCCTTCCCTGGCATCGGTTCTAGCTCCCACAATGCCCACAAAATTGCCATTAGGCATGTTCTTGACCACGGCATCTATTGCCCTTTTCAATGCTCCCGTCTCCACAGGAACACCCCTGCGAATGGCAGCTCGCATCGGGCGAACAGCTTTACGCATGGCTTGCCGTTGCATATTGTTCTGCACAGTCCGCTTGAACTGCTGAAGGTTGTTCAGTGTTTGGCTTATTCCAGTTATCATGTATTATCCCACACCAGGTTGAAGGTTAAGGTTCTATGGTAAATGCCAACTTCATCCTCGGCAATCGGTTCTATGAACTCCTCGACTTGGCTTTTGTAGAACACCCCTGCAAAGGGAGTTGTATAGTAGCCATTTAGGAATGCGTACACAGCATTAGAAAGCACCACCATTTCCCCATAAGTCTCCGCACAGCTATGTACGTAAAGAATGCTCCGCATAAGATTGTGTGTGGTTGACAAGGTTTGATTCCCTAATCCATCATCCTCCCCCTCGATTGAATACACCAGATGGGGAAAGTCAGATACGTCCACTGCCTTTTGTGGAGCAACAAGCGGCGTGATCTTGTCTCC